AGGATTAACTTCATCAACGACTTAATCAAGCCGACCCCACGGCAGCGGAGCTTTATGCAGACTGTTAAAGATAACACCTATATACTTTACGGCGGCGCGGCAGGCGGAGGGAAGTCGTACATTCTCCGCTGGGAGCTTGTTTATCTCCTGCTTGAGTGGTACAAGCACACCGGCATCAAAGGAATTCGGGTAGGCCTCTTTTGCGAAGACTATCCTTCGCTTAAAGATCGTCAGCTCTCCAAAATCCGCATGGAGTTTCCGGGGTGGTTAGGGAAATACAGAGAGACGGACCACGATTTTATCCTGGCCGACAGCCTGGGCGGCGGCGTCATATGTTTTCGTAATCTTGATAAGCCTTCTAAATACCTTTCTTCTGAGTTTGCGGCCATCGCTATCGACGAACTGACACTCAACGATCAGATCGTTTTTGACTTTCTGCGGATGCGTCTTCGCTGGGTAGGCATCAATGACACCAAGTTCATCGCCGCTACGAACCCAGGTGGACGCGGTCACATGTGGGTAAAGAACTTATTTATCGACCGAAACATGCCTCCGGAAATGCAGGCCTTTGCTTCGCAGGTGGCTTTTGTACCGGCAACTGTTGACGATAACCCGCACATCTCCGAGTCTTATAAGGCACAGCTTGACACACTTCCCGAAAAGCTTCGTAAGGCATACAGGGACGGCGACTGGAACATCTTCGAAGGGCAGGTTTTCGAAGAATTCAGGAACGATGAGCACGTTATCCATCCCTTTCCGATACCGGCCGGCTGGCCGCGCTACCGTTCCATGGACTGGGGCTACACAAAACCATACGCTATATATGAGTACGCAACAGACTATGATGGCGTGGTGTACGTTATCGGAGAGTGGTACGGATGCAAGCCCGGTACGGTCAACACAGGGACGCAGGAGACCGCCCGGGAGGTGGCCAGAAAGGTCAAGCATCTGGCGGGAGCCTTCGGGATTGCTGACCCCGCCATCTGGCAGCGCACAGGACACGACGGGCCGACCATCGCTGAAATCTTTGCTAATGAAGGCGTTCCTTGGACACCGGGGGACAATGACCGCATGGCGGGGCTGATGCAGGTGCACATGAGGCTGAAGGAACATAAGCTTAAAATCTTCTCCTCCTGCCATCACCTCATCCGCACTCTTCCCGCACTCACATACGACAAGCACAAGGTGGAGGACGTGGACACGGAGGAAGAGGATCATGCTTATGATTCTCTCCGCTATTTCTTGATGTCCAGGCCGATGAGCCCGGATATCAGCGAAGTACGCACGATTGATAAGTATAGACCGGTAAGACCGGACAGGGAGGAAGGAACCGCATGGGGCGTGTGATTGCTGATTTATCATCTATGAAGTTTGTGAGCCTGAAAGGCCTCCGGGACTACGCTTTCCGCGTCCTGAAGGGCGAAGTCGGTGAGCATGTGAATAAAGGTGTGATTATCCCGGGGAAATACACAGATCAGGAGCTCCGGGCGTTCGTTGAGCAGATGCCGGATTGGCAGCTCAGGCAGATGTACGACATGATGTATGGTTCAGAAATGGTGGAATGAGGTGAGAACATGACAGGATTAGAAGAAGAAAAGGACCTTCCTCAGCAGCAGGCTGGCGGCTTTGATTTCGAGGACGCCAAAGAGCGAGTAAAGGAGGCACTCCGGCTGTCGGAGACCTGGCGAGACTACGCTAAGCAGGATTATGAATTCGTGGCTGGAAAGCAGTGGACTGATGCGGACTTGAACAACATGAGACGGTCCAAGAGACCGGCTATCACACTCAACCGCATCCGGCCAATCGTCAATCTGCTTTGCGGCTATGCTGCTCAGAACGAGACCGAGCCGGATTTCCTTCCCCGCTCCGAGGAGGATGACCGGGTGAGCCGCGTGGCAAAAGGCATCACCAAGTATGTTTTTGATAAAGCGTCCTACCAGAAGGCCAAGAAACGGGCATTCAGGGACGCCATCACCTGCGGCGTCGGTTATTATTGGACATCCTACTCTTTCAACTACAAGAAGATGGACGGGGAAATCAAGATTGAGAACGTGAGCCCCTTCGATGTGTTTATAGACCCGGAAAGCACGAAGGACGACCTGTCAGACGCCGCTTTCTGTGGCCGGTACTCATGGGAATCGCCGGACAAGCTCTGCCAGGTGTACCCAGAGCATGCCGACAAAATCCGCACCATGTTCCACGATTACGATGAGACCGAGCTGGAGACGGTGGAAACCACGCCGCTGTGGTACTCCAACGAGCTGAAAAAGCTCCGAGTTGTTCAATATTGGTATCGCAAATACGGGACAAAGAAGGTATTCACGGCGGGATCTGAAATCATCTCAGACACGTCGTCTCCGGAGTACATGGCCCTCATGGCCGCCGGCGGGCAGCCGATGACCGTGCCGGATGAACACATCCGCTTTGCCACCTTCTGTGGCGAGGTGCTCCTGGAAGAAGGCGAGAGCCCGTACACTCATGGCCGTTTCCCGCTGGTGGCGCAGCTCTGCTACAAGACCGGATGGGACGGAGATAAGGACGATGGGCTGGAACCTGCAGGCGTTGTGCGGGATTTGAAGGACCCGCAGAGAGAGCTAAACAAGAACCGTTCCCAGCGGATGCACATCGTAGACCAGCAGGCATTAGGCGTGCGCTATTGGCAGGGGCAGGCCGATGCCAAGGTTAAGAGGGATATCCGAGACCACTCTACCACACCGGGAGCAAACATCTTCCTCCCGCCGGGCCTCACGTTTACCGACGGCCTTTCGGCGGCGCAGGATGTGGGAAACATCGAACTTGAGCAGCAGTCAAGTAATGACTTCTACTCCATCTCCGGCGTTACTCCGGAAAGTCTCTCCGGCTCTGTGGGCCAGATGAGCGGCAAGGCCATCGACCTCCGGCAGACTGTGACGACCGTGCAGACGGCTGAAATCTTCGACCATGTGAAGGATGCAGAGCTCCAGATCGTTCAGATTCTTTGGGGCGACAAGGGTGAGCCGGGCCTTATTCCCCAATTCTTCAATCGCGAAAAGGCCCTCCGCATTCTGGGAGAGGACGGCAAGAAGGAATTCATTCAGGTTGAGCCGGGTATGGGTCAGGCCATGACGGTACAGCCGCAGATTAACCCAATGACCGGAGCGCCTGTGCTGGATGCGGACGGCGACCCCGTGGCCAAGGTGCTCTATGACCTTTCCTGCTTTGATTTCGACATCGTGATTACTACGAGCTCCGCCAGCGCAACCGCCCGCCAGGCTAACCTGTATCAGCTTCTGGACGCTAAAAAGGCAGGGGTGGACATTCCCATGGACATCATCCTGGACTTCATGGACTTCCCCGAAAAAGAGGCGGTCAAGAAACGGATGCAGGAACAGGCCGAAGCGCCAAAGGTTCCGGATGTCAAAGTCTCCGGCACGCTGGACCAGCTGCCGGCCGAAGCGCTTTCCCAGGCTCTGCAGTCTATCGGCGTGACCATCTCGCCGCAGCAGATTATGGCGGAAAGAATGGCGCTGAAGGGAAAGGCGCCGGTTCCGGCCATCGCCGCACCTCAGCAGATGCCACAGACCCCGCAGGGAATGCCTTCCGGACTGCCGCCTAACATTCCAATGAATCAGTAAGCACGATACGGGACACTCGACCCGGCTAATGTCGTTAAACCAGCCGCCCGTATCTTCGGCCCAAGCAATGCCGTGAAACCGCTACATTTGCGTCCGGCGAACGACGTTAAACCGCAATAGGAGGACATTTATGTTTGACAAAGACGAAGACAACCAGCAGATGACCAATGCAGCCGATTTCGGATTTACCGAGGACGACCTCAAGGGCTTTGTCCAGGAACCGAAGCAGGGGGACGCCTCTGTAGGGAAACCGAAGGCAGAACCTCAGCAGGCCGCCCCGCAGAACCCAGAACCGGCTGCAGACGATGAACCGGAGCCGCAGGCAGAACCACCGGCCCAGCCGTCCGACGACCAGAACGTCGATAAACCTCAGGATGGTGCTGATGGCCATGGGGACCTGGGCAAGGCGCTGGCTGAAGAAAGAGCCCGCCGCAAGGCGATTGGCGATGAGCTGAACCAGCTCAAGTCTCAGCTCTCACAGATGAGGCAGGCGCAGACGCAGGCACAGGCGCCGGCCGTTCCTCCGAAGACCAGACAGGAGATTCTCGCCTATGCGAAACAGGAAGCGGCCCGCCGCATGAATCTTTCGCAGAAAGACATTGAGGACCTTATGTTTACTGAGCCCGCCAAGTACGAGGATTTAGTCCGTCAGCAGGGGGCCATTGCATGGGAGCAGGAAGAGCAGGTCAAGCATGCCATGCAGCTCAGACAGCAGAACGTGAATTTCGTCCAGGCCAATCTCGCCAACCTTCCGAACATCCAGACGATTTATCAGAAGGGAAACGAGATGCTGAACGACATGAAGCGGGGAGAAGCCAGAGAAATTGATGAAGCCTATAGCCGTGTAGATAACGGCGTGGGCACGGAGAAAGATTTCAAAGTGCTCCTCTCCTTCCGCGATAAGATTATCGCGGCAATGCAGGGCGCTCCCGCCGCTGCAGGTGCTCCGGCTCCGTCCAATCCGGATCCCGCTCCGCAGGCATCCAACCCGCTGACACAGGCGGCAGGACTGCCTAAAGCGGCGTCCCTTACCGGCGCCAATCCGGCGCAGCCCAAACTGTCTAATGAGGACATACTCCGGGCTGTGCGTGAAGGCAGGGAAAAGGACCTGCCCAAGGACATCCAGCGTGCTATTGATGAATACTGTGGTTAAACAAGAAAGGATGTAAGCTATCATGGCTAAAGAATTCCAGATTCCTTCTGCCCTGGTACCGAAGGTATGGGCAGCAAAAGTATGGCGTGAAGGCAATAAAGCCTCATATTTTGATAAATTCACCTCCACCGACGGCTCCAAGCCGATTCAGACCAATAAGGACCTGAAACGTGCGAAGGGAGACAAGGTGACATTTGGTATCGCTATGAACCTCACCGGCGACGGCGTGACCGGCAATAATGCTCTGGTTAATAACGAGGATACCCTCACCATGTACGATTTTTCCGTAACCACCGAACAGGTGAGAAACGCAGTGGCTCGTTATGTGGGCGATGACAATAAGTCTCCTTACGAAAACCTGCCGCTCATTAAATCTGCACTGGTGCAGTGGCTGGCTGACTGGAAGGATGATACCCTCATCGCCAAACTGACCGCTTCCCCGACTACAGGCGAAGTGATGGGCACTGAAGCCTCCATCACTGCGGATAATAAGCTGACCTGTGCGATGATTTCCACCGCCAAGCGTAAAGCTATGCTGCACGCTCCGAAGGTGAAGCCGATTAAAATCGAAGGCCAGGATAAATACATCATGTTAATCGGACCCTATGCGGCTCGTGACCTCAAGACCGACACCGCATGGCTGGAAGCGCAGGAACATGCAGGCATCCGCGGCTCCAATAACCCGATTTTCACTGGTGCCCTGGGCGAATACGACGGCGTGGTTCTCTACGAATACGAAAGAGTATCCACCACCAAGACCGGTGCCTCCAGCGCCAATGTGGTGCATAACCTTCTCCTGGGACAGCAGGCGGCCTGCTATGCGGTCACCCATGAACCGGATGCCATCAAACAGGTGGACGACTATGGCAACCGCGAGGGCAACGGCATTTCCTTCAATGCCGGAATTGAAAAGGTTGTTTTCAACGGCAATGACTACGGCGTAATCCAGGTTATGACCGGCGGCGCTTCAGACTGATTTTCATTAATTTCATATAGTTTCGACGTTCAGGGAGTGGCGATTCGCCTCTCCCTTTTCGTTTGAAACGAAATTGCAACGAAAGGAGGCGGGAACATGACCATCAAACAGTTAATCAACCGGGCCTACATGCAGGTGGGAGACACTTCCCACGTCAACTACACGCCTTTCCAGTTTCTTGAATACTACAACGAGGGCAACCAGCTCCTCTGCCATCTCATCGCCAAGTACATGCCGGATGAAGCAGTGGATGATTCGTACAAGGAAATCGATGACGAGAGCGGATGGGACAATTTCGAGGAGACCATGCTTGTGCATTACATGGTTACCAGAATTCTGAACCTTGATATGGCGGCCCTGCTGCAGGAATGGGAGAACTGGATAGCCGAAAAATCCCGCTCTGAAGGAGGTTCCAATGTAGTGATAGCAAGGGGGTACTGGGATTATGACGGTGAACGAACTGATTACCACCATCAACCTTGATACGAATGAAATCCTGGATGATGAGGCGGAATATATCCCGTATATCAATACGGCAATTGATACACTCTCTATGATTCTGGCGCCCATGCATGATCCCGAGGTGACTTCCTGCCGGGATGTAGCCAACAATTACGCAATTCCCACCAATTTCCTCCAGTTCATGCCGGTTTCCGGCTATCCCATCACCATGAAGAACGGAACGTTCCAAACGTACGACGGAAAGACGGTGCCGGACGTGTACTATGCCATCAAGAAGCCGCACATTGCCAGCATGGACGATGCGGTGCCTTTTTCGGAGATGTACACTTTCGCCCTGGTGCAGATCGTCTCCTACCTGGTTAAAAAGAAATCCCTCATGATTGATTTCGCCAATGCGGATAATGCATTCATCCAGCAGCTGACGGAAGCCATCAAGGGCGCAAGGGCAAGGTGAGGACATGGCACAGGTATTCCATACCGCCAGCACGCAGGGATTTCCCCTGGGCATCGACTGGAGCAAACCGGCCGAGGCGGTAGACATCAGGGCTCTGGTACAGGCCCATAACTGCGAGTATTCCGGCACTGACGGCGCTCTGCAGACGGTGCCGGGCATCCGCATCTTATATACGGCGGATAAAGACATCACCTCTATCTACTACGACGTGAACAGAAAATGCTGGTATTTCACCAGTGATGGAAAGATGTACAAAACGGAGGACTGGAAGAGTGCCACGGAGCTGGGGGCTCTTACCGGAACGGACCGGCCGAGGTACACGACTTTCGGCGGCGACGTACTTGTCGCTTCCGGCGGCAAGCTGCAGGCTATAAGCGGGGCAGGAGATACGCTTTCAACTGTTTCAGGCTCGCCGGATGCCTGCAATTTTGTGAGCTCCAATTCCGGTTCTGTGATAACGGCGTCCACTTCTGACCACCGGCTGCACTGGAGCGCCATCGGCGACTACACCAGCTGGACAAATGACAGCAATAACAGTGCTTCGGCGCAGTACGTAGACGTGGGCTACAAAGACCAGGGCTGCATTATCTCGGTTTCATTCCTGTCCAAGGCCATCATTGTCTACAAAGAGTACGGCAGGGCCTACCAGGTTGTGGGAAATCCGCATAGCGGCACGCTTGCCGTCTATCCGCTGTCGGAGACGGCGTACTGCTCCGGCTCTTCTGTTTCGCTGAATGACCATTCTTACTACATCGGAAATGCGGGGCTTATGTCCTTCATGCCGACGAATACCTACGCGAACATCCAGCCGGAAGAAACGGGGCTCGCTATCAACGCCCAGCTCATCCGCATCACGGACAAGACGGCCGCCATGTGGTACGTGCCCACAAGAAAGCAGATGTGGATTCTGCCGTCGGAGAAGTCGGAGTACATTTTCATCTACCACTACCTGCCGAGGTATGCCGACGGGCGAGGCGTGTTCACCACCCGGACGCTCTCCCATGCTCTCCACGACGTGGAGAACCTTGACCATGATGTGTACATTGCCTACGGAAATAATATAGGCATCCTTGACGAGGCTATTGACACGGACGACGGGAAGCAGATAGAGACGGCAGTCACGTCGGGGAACCTTCTGGCGGAAAAACTCTTTATCCTGCTGATGAATTACACATTCGTCACGTCTAACAAGATAGCAGGCTACGGCACGGTGGAAATCTCCAATAAGAAAGCCAAGGCGCTGCAGTTAAAGGTTTCTGAAAAGAGGCTCTATGACGACACGGGGCCGCTTTATGATGCCAACACGGCGCTGGCGAATGAATCGTTTACGAAACTGCTTAAGATTGGCGGCGGGCCGAACCGGTCACTGCAGATTAAAATCTACATCGCCAAGGGCTCCGTGGCCATCCGGCAGTTTGATTACACCTATTCGGAGGTTTAACACTCATGAATTACGCAGAAACGTACCCCTTGAACGTAACGCCCCAGGGGGATTCTACCCGCTCTGCCGTGGAGAAGAACCGAAAGGAAATCCTCTCCCTGGTAACGGCGCTGAATGCCCAGCCGAGCGGGGCAGTGGGAGGAAGCCGCCAGCGAGTACTTTCGGCGGCCATGCTCTCCGGAGCGTGGAATTTCCTTTCCTCCGACGGCCTGGCGGTGATTATCAACGGCTCTGTGACGCCTGTCATTATGAGCTTCGCCGACGGCTGCGGGGAAATCGGAAACATCGATTACATCGGCGTGGTGCGGGACAAGCTTTCCGCATGGCAGCTCCCTGCCAATAACACCAGCTATCTTTACATCGAGCGCTCCGACGCAGGGGCTCTGACCTACGGCTCTACCACCATCGCGCCGGTGGAGCAGGACAGTACGCCATCCGCCGGAACCAATGACGTCGGCCTGTGCTGGTTCTCCACGCTTGAATCCAAGATGTATGTATGGACCGGATCCGCCTGGCAGCATAAGGTTAGGCTCTTCGTGGGCACTGCCAAAACGGACGGCTCCACGGTGAATAGCATTACTTACAAGGAATACCCTCAGCAGCTGGCACCTTCCCTCCAGCAGAAGCTAAAGGAAATCGAAGCAGAGGCCACGAAGAATGAAAACTGCATTTCAGCTATTAAAATCGGAGATGTGACAGTGACGGCCAACGGACACCAGGACACATTCACAATCACGGCGGAAGGGCTCATTGCTCTCTCTGCAGATGCCAAAAACAGGACCATCAAACTGTCCACGCCGGACCTCTCCAAAGTGTACGCCCAGGCCAAGCTGGATGCCCATCCGGTGGGCTCCATCTACGAATCAACGGACAGCACTTCCCCGGCCACGCTCTTCGGCGGCACGTGGGAGGCCATGGATGCGGGCCGCGTGCTGGTGGCACAGGGCAAAGCGGCGACCGGAACCACCTTCAATGCAGGGGCTACCGGTGGAGAGGAAACGCACACACTCACCACGAGTGAATTACCGGTTACAAAGGTAACCGTTTCTGGGACTACCAACGCAGCAGGTAATCATAGACATTCAATTTCTACAAAGAAAGATGAATCTTCAAATGATAATCCACAACCCGCTTTCGGTAATGGGGAATCAAAAATAGGCTATACGGATTATGCGGGGGATCACATTCATTCATTTACAGGCTCAGGAACCTTTGGTGGCGATGCATCGCACAATAACCTCCCGCCATACACGGTAGTTTATCGCTGGCGCAGGGGATCCTAAGCGGTTCTCTTCCATCGGTAGATGACTTCGTAAGGCTGGAGGTTGTTGTGAGACTGACCATCCCCAAAAGAGCCAGAGACAGTAACGTTATGCACGTGGTCTCCTGCCCAGCTGGTAGTAAATGTGCGTTGGTCACCGTCTCCAGACGATGCAACACCAGAGCCATCATTTGAATTATTACCCTTAATTCTGAAATTATGGCTATGCCCGCCTGCACTGTTTGTAGTGCCTGTAGATGTAACTGTTACCTTAGGTAATTCACTCGTGGTTATTCTCCCCAAAAGGAGCTAAAACATGAACATTGATATTTTTAATAGTATTTCCCAGACAGCCGCCAGGCTTTTAGACCAATGGGCCTTTAAGCTGGCGGCGTCATGGATTATCGGCATTGAGCTCCATCTGGGGCTCTTTTCTATCTTTGCCATCCTGGTGATGCTTGACCTTTTCACAAGGTGGATAGCTATCTCTTACAAGCGCCTTGACGCCGCAGGCCTTCCGGATGACCTCTACAGCTCCATCAAAGGCATCCCGGAGGCCCACAGGGAGGGGCTTATTTCTTCCTGCGTCATGAGGCGCCAGTTTTGGAGCAAGATGGCCACCTACATGATTCTGGTGATGGCGGCGCTCCTGGTGGACAACGGCCTCATGCTGATGGGCAGGAGTGCCATAGCCACCACGCTGATTATCACCTATCTCTCCATGACGGAGCTTCTTTCCATGGTGGAAAACCTGGATGAGGCGGGCGTTTCGGCCCTTCATCAGTTGACTGAAATCTTGAGAGGACGGCGGGGAAGATGAAACTGGATTCACTACATGACATGGTGAGGGACTACGCAAGGCGCACCGGTGAAAGGGTGAACCTTGACGGCTTTTTCTGGGATGATAAGAAGGGAGGATTCCATGACGGATACAACGAATATTTTAAATACTTCCCTCATGTGGGATTTGTCTTCTGGTCCATCGTGGAACATGCCGGAAAGCGGTATTTCTCTATTAACCAGACCTATGGGAAATTCCATGAAATGTGCCCCTACATGAGGGAGGTGATGCACCTGAACGGCCTCACGGAAATCATCACGAGGACCACCAGGCCGCCCAAGGTGCACGAGCGCCGTTGGGGCATGAAGCACCTGAAAGAACTTGACTACACCTTTCAGGGGCGCCGCTACCACGTCATGCTCAGTGATATCACCCATCTGAACTAATGAAAGGAGAAAAATCATGCTGAAATTTGATTTACAGCTTTTCGGAGGCGGGAAGAGATCCAAGGTTGTGAGCACCTCCGCCAAGGTGCCGGAGGCATCCAGCGAGGAAAAGCAGGCGCTTTCCAACGAAATGGACTGGCTCTCCAATGCCCTGGGCGTCTCCAAAAACCTCATGAACCTGGCGAACGGGCAGATTAACAACAACCAGGTGACGCCGGATTATAACGGCCTCCTGCAGAGCGCCCTTTCCGGCACCCAGCAGGCAGGGCAGACGGTTTCCGGCCTACTTCCGCAGGTGCAAAGCGGCGTGACCGGCGCCAATGATGCAAACAACGGCTACATCAACGGCATCGGCAATGCCATGGAGACCTACCAGGAAGGGAACAAGTATCTGGATAGCGATTACCAGAAGGCTCTGGCAAACAATGCGGACACCATGAGCGGCCTTCTCTCCGGACAGCTTCCTTCTGCCTACGCCCAGAACCGGCAGAAGGCTCTGCAGTCTGACCTGGATTCCACCATGGGAAGCACTCTTTCCTCCCTGTCTGACAGGGGAATCATCAATTCCTCCGTGGCAGGGCAGGCCATGAATGATATTTCCAAGAACGCCGCCAACTCCCTGGCGTCCAGCTACACCAATGACATGAGCACGGCGTCAGGCCTTGCGAATAATGCCTACAACAACCAGCTGAATGGCCTTAATGGCAGGGCGGGCCTTCTCTCCGGCCTCTACTCCGGCCAGCTTTCCGGCATCGGCCAGCAGGCAGGACTTACCGGAAACAACGTTTCCAACATCCTCAACGGAGCCAATGCCCAGGGAAGCCTTGCGGGCCAGCAGGCGAGCCTTTCCAACCAGCCGATTAATACGGCGGCGGCCGCCCAGAGTAACGCCGCATCTACTCCCCTCAACTACTTCAATGCGGCCATCGGACTGCAGAGCCCGAACCTCAATCTCTATAACAGCATGAGCGGCCATCGGTACGCAGCCGCCACCCCGGGGCAGACCTACGTCAAACAGGGAAGCGGAGGATGGTTCGGAAACCTTCTTGGCACGGCGGCCAACGCTGCAGCAGCCTACTACGCCTGCTTCCCGGCAGGCACATTGGTGGCCACGGGGTATCAAGACGTGCCCATCGAAAAGATGAGGAAAGGCGATACCGTGGTCATCCAGGGCGGACACATGGCCCATGTAAAGAAAGTGCATGACATGGGAGAGCAGGATACCTACAACGTGGAGACGGTGCCAAGCATCGACGGCACAATCAGGAAGGTAACCACTACGGCCACCGAAGCGTTCCTCACGCCGGAAGGCAGGAAACCGCTCTCCGCATTGAAGGCAGGCATGAAGGTATGGACCGTGGACAGCTTCCGCAGACTGGCCCACGTGACAAAGAACAGGGCGGCTGAAAGGGTGTATGAACTGGAACTTGATGACGACAGCGCGCTCTTCTACGCTAACGGATTCGCTGTCGAACCGCTGACCGCCAAGGATAAGGCGGCCAACGGGAAGGCTGATAGAAAGGAGGAGAAATAACATGGCAGTTGCTTATATTCCTGCAGATAACATGGGTGTCTGGCAGTCTCTGGGGAATGCCCTGGGGACTTACCTGGGAAAGCGGGCTTCCGACATCCAGAAGACCCATGAGGCGAATGAATACGCTAATGCATGGTTCCAGAACCTTACCGGCTCCCAGCCCCAGGAGGCCAAGACCATGGCGGACTATCTTCCCCAGGATACAACGCCGACGCTTCCCCGCCTTTCCGGCGGCGGGCTTTTAGGAAATGCCTTCTCCGGAGTACAGAACGCCATGCCTTCCATCACGGCCAACGCCCAGCCCATTACCGGCACCACCACCAGCGGTGGCACGGTTCCCACCGGCATTCTGAGCGGCGTTTTCGGAAATGGCCAGAATGGCATTCAAAACGGCGCAGGAGCGTCGGCAGGAAACGAAGGTGCAACTATACCCCCTGCCCTTGCAAACTCCGCACAGAGCTATATGGCCCAGCCCAATTTCAATTCTGCGTCCCAGGAGCAGACGCCTTCTAACGGAGAACAGGGAGGAAACGATCTCCCCTCTGCCCCCGACCGGCAGGCCATCCGTCAGAAGAACATGGCAGACAACGGCGTAACCTACCGGGACCTCTACGTCTCCACTGTGAAAGCCGGGTACTCCCCGGAAGAAGCGAGGGCCATGACACTCGCCAGGGTGAAGCAGGATGAGGACAGCGCCTACAACGCCCAGAGCAAAAAGTACGTTTCTAAGGTGTTGAACCCCATGAAAGAGCAGATTCTGAACGCCCTCATCTTCGCGAAGGGCAATGACGGCAACACCGTGGTGGATACCTACCGCCCTTCCAAGCTGCTGGGCCTCATTCCGGCCATCAACCGCTACAACGAAATGGCGGCCAACGCAGGGGCCCAGGGGATTGACCTGAACAGCCTGAACAGCATTTCTAAGCTGACCAAGCCGGATTATAAGTACATGCAGGGGAAGAACGGCCACATTGTCCGCATTAGCGGGGATAGCGGGGATGTCACCGACGCCGGAGATTTCTCTGATCCGCGAGACCAGTACATCAGAACGACTGCAGGATTCTGGGATGTGAAGAACAGAAAATTCATCACAGACCCTGCCACCATGAAGAAAATTGATATTGACCAGCAGAGAGCCAACGCACAGGACAGGGTGGACAACTCCAACATCGCCATGAACAACTACAGAATGACAAATCCTTCAGGAGGCGGCACCAGCGGTCTTACTTCTCAGCAGATTTCTTCTCTGCGCCAGCTGCACATTAGATGGGTGAAGGACAATCCTGACAAGGATGAATCGGACAGCCCATACTACTCTCCCCTCATGAGCGCGCTGCCTTCCACCGGCGGCTCTTCTGGCGGCCAGCAGGACCCGGTGGACGCCAGAATCGATGAACTCCGGCAGCAGGGGTGGTCCCCTGAAAAAATCATCGCAGGGCTGAAGGCTTCCGGAAATGATGCCTATGTATCTCATGTTTGGTGAGGTGATTTAGATGAACTATGGAGAAACGGGATTCGATGACCTGGTGAACTATAGCCAGAACACGGGGAGCGTCCTTTCCGGAGCCGGCGATACCGGCTTCGATGACCTGGCGAACAATTCCCCGGCCCAGCAGGATGATTCTATCCTGGGCAAGCTGAAATCTTTCGGGCAGGATCTCTATGACCAGGCAGACAGGACTACCACGAATATCGAAAACGCCCTCCCGAACTACATTGGGAAGGTGGAAAAGGCGGCCGACGCCTACGGGCAGGAGGTTTCCCATTCGGCCACCCGTGCTTATGAGGCACGAGCCGGAGGAGAGGAAATCAATGATGAGGACCCGACAAGCGGTTATGAAGGGCAGAACTATGACACGGCCAAGGCAGGCCTTTACGATGCGGCCGTGGGCACTCCTGCCGGTTATGTGGCCATTACTCCCTTCGTGCCGGCGCCGGTACGCGGGGCGGCTGGCCTTCTGGCGGCGCCCACCATAGTGAACGGCACCATGAACGCCTATGACCAGAACGTAGCCAATGATGACGGCACTCCGGTGGTATCCACTGCCAAGCAGACGCTCCTGGACCCTGTCATCGAGCCGGTGAAGGAAGCGGTGACACAGCCAGGGAAGTACGTGCAGGAAATCGTGGACAACCCTCTCAACGTGTGGGACAAGGTTTTCCTGCCTTATTCCATGGCAGAAGGTGCCGTCAAAGGCGGCGAGAAGCTGGTTCCGGACAGGGTAAAGGAAAAGGCAAAGGCCGGGATGGACAGCGCCGTGGATACCATGGACGCTCTGGGAAGAGACCTCCGGGGTGAGGATGTTTCCAGGGGAGGCTCCACAGGCTTTGACGACCTGGCAAACAACGGCGAGGGCGTGAAGGCCATGAGAAGTGACGTATACGACACCTTTGGTGCCGTTGAACCGGCTTCCCGAGGCGGTTCGACAGGCTTTGACGACCTTTCCAGAGCGTCGAATGATAACGCCGCATCCTATGACGCTCCTCCTGCTGATGTTTCCGCTCCCGTGTTCAACGTGGCAGGCGATGCTGACTGGGCGGGCATGAATAACTTTACCAAGGCGGCGGCCAATGAGCTGGTGAGCCGCTGGAACCAGGCCCACCCGGAAGCGCCTGTCACCATGACAAGCGGCAAGCGTTCCGGAGACGGCACCTCCCACCACGATGCGGGGGAAGCCGTTGATTTCGTCTCTGATGCCTTTGAGGGAGAGGCAGGGCAGCCGCTCCGTGATGAATTTGGCCGCATGGCCAGCGACATGGGCCTTACTCCTTTCGATGAGTACAACGGCAGCGGTAATGAGGCCTACGCCAGAGGCGAGAATTTCCACGTCTCTGTGCCCAAGGACTGGCAGGGAAGCAGCCGCAGCGTGGCCGATATGGCGGATGATACGGGCTATGGATTCGATGACGGCATGAGGGACGCTTCCAACCTGGCTGATGATTCCGACGGCGGCATGTACGAAGAGACCGGCGACATGGCCACGGATGTATACAACCGCTACCGTCAGGACGGCCTCACCGACGCCGAGGCGGCAGGCATGACGGGAAACATTGCCCAGGAAAGCGATTTCAATACCGGAGCTGTTTCCAGCGACGGCTACGGCACAAGGGCCCTCATCCAGTGGGACGGCGACAGATACGCCAGCTTCGAGAAGTGGTGCGAGGACAATGGCCGAGACCCTTCCGACTGGCGGGCACAGGTGGACTACTCCGTGGAGGAAATGAATACCACGGAGCCCGACGCCCTCCGCCGGATGCGGGAGAGGGGCGACGACCTCACGCCGGAGGAAGCGGCCCAGATTATCCGAGAGGACTATGAAAGGCCGGACCCTGCCCAGGCTAATGACGCCCGCCGCATGGACGTGGCCAGAAGGGTGTATGACCAGGGCGGCAGGCGGCAGAGTGCGCCACTGGACGATGGAGAGGCCTCCCGCTCTTCCGGCAGCGAGGATGACGTCATTGAGACCGGAGACAGGGGCGGGAACCTCAATTTCGATGAGCCTGCTCCTTCCGACAGAGCGCAGGTCATGAGGGATGCTTACGACCCGGTGCAAGACCACAAAGAGGCACAGCTGGAGATTATCCTTCGAGAAAATCCTATGCAAGATGACTATCACACAGGAATCCGCTCCGTGAAGGACATCAATACGGCAGAAGAGGCTTTCCGACAGGCTATTGAGGATGGAGAAGGTACAAATCCGGATTTTACTACAGATATGATGGAGGATTCACTTCGAAGCGGCCATGTAACTGTTTACAGCTCCGGACCTATAAAGAAAGGATCTTTCATCACTCCCTCCCGGATGATGGCAAACGATTATGCAGGAGGCGGCAGAATCTATTCCAAGCGTGTACCGCTGAAAGATGTGGCGTGGATAGATGACGCTGAAGGTCAGTATGCGCCTGTAAAAGTCTCCAGCACTTCCCGCGGAAACATCCAGACTATGAGAGACACCTCCCAGCCGCTCAGCCAGGCAGACCTTTCCCCCAGATTAAAAGGGAAAGCTATCCGGGATGACGCTTCCCGCAGGTATGACGTAACTGGGGAAGGCAACGCCCAGCCCATACAGCGCATGGATACCATCCGCAGTATTCGGAATGATGTGGACTACTCGGCCCATGAAGATACCGGCGTGCCGGTTACCAGGCAGGGCATTGTGGACTACGTGAACCGGCTTTTCAATGCCACCATCCGCACCGGCCGCACGGAGAAGGGCGCAAGGGGCCAGTTTGACACGCTTTCCCATGTCATCCGTACGCAGAATTTCGCGGAGCCCAGGGTTATCGCCCACGAACTTGGCCATTTCCTGGATGAGCGTTTCCACTTCTCCGATGCGCCAGAATATGCAGGCGAGCTCCTGCATCTGGTGAAGGACAGATTCGAGAACGGCTATGACAATCTGGATGTTTCCGGAAAGATGGCGGAAGGCTTCGCTGAATTCTTCCATGACTATGTGACAGACCGGGCCCAGGCCAGAAGGAACGCTCCGAAATTCTATGACTACTTCGAGAAACAGCTCCATCAGGACCCCAAGCTGACGGGGGCAACGAATAAGCTGACCAAAGTCATGTACCAGTGGAACCACCAGGGCGCCGTGGCCAGAACCAAGGGCCATATTTCTTTTGCCTCCGACTCCACCGGTTTCCAGGGGCTGAAGAACATGCTGAAGGATGGAACCTTTGGAGAAGCGGGAAAGAAGGCATGGGGCCGCCTCTATACGGAGGGTGTTGATGAGCTCCATCCGCTGGCGGATGTGGTGGCGGCCGTGGAGAAGAGAATCGGTAAGAAACTGCCATTCTCTTCCAACCCCTTCCTGAATGCCTGGGCGGCCAGAGGATGGGTAGGGAAGGCCATCACGCTCCTGCAGCATGGAGACCAGGAAAGGGGTATCCCTTCCCTGAAGAGCATTTTCCAGAAGGTGGGAAAGGACAAGCTGAAGGATTTCTCTGCCTTCCTGGTGGCGCTCCGTGAAAAAGACATCTACGATTTCAACAGCAAACTGCAGAAGGGGGAAGAAGGGGCCGCGCTGAAGGCGACCATGGACCCCATTGATGCAGGCATGACCATCCGGGAGCTGGCGAAAAAGCATCCGGAATTCGTGGAGGCCGCCAAAGAGCTCTACCGCTTCCAGCAGCATCTGATTAATGAGCTGGTGAATGCGGGCATGCTCTCTGCCAAAGCGGCGGAGGACATGCGGAAGCGGTGGCCGCACTACGTTCCCTTCCAGCGCATTGTGGACGGCATCGATGCGCCCAGCGTGGGCGGGAAGAAATTCGTGAACGTGGGGAACACCATCCAGAAGTTTAAAGGCTCCTCACGTGACATCGTGGACCCCCTGGAAAGCGTCATTTCTAACACCTTCCGTGTAGTGAGCGCCATTGAGAGAAACAAGGTGGGCCAGTCTTTTGTGAAGCTCTCCAGGATGAAAGGCATGGGCGACCTGTGTGAGGAAGTGAAAGGCACGCCCAGAGCCACGGACAGCACTTTCTACGTCTGGGAGGCCGGCAAAAAAAAGACCTACGCCACCTCTCCGGAGCTGCTGGACGCCCTCAAGATGACTAATCAAGAAGGAATGAGCATGTTCGTGAAGGTTCTCCGTGTTCCGGCGGGGTGGCTCCGAAGCGGTGCCACACTGTCTCCGGAATTCATCCTCAGGAACCCCGTGCGTGATATGATTTCCGCTTCCCTCTATTCCAAGCATGGATTCATTCCTGTGTGGGATACAGTGCGGGGGCTTTCCCTCTATCTCAAGAAGGGGAAAGAGTACTGGGATTACATGAACAGCGGGGCTGCGCAGTCGGCCATGGTTTCCCTTGACCGTGACTATCTCCACGGACAGATGAGGGACCTTCTGAAGAAGAAGAGCGTGCTTTCCATGTGCGCCAATCCCATCGAAGCGCTCCGGGCTTTCTCCGAAGCGACGGAAATGGCCACAAGGCTGGCAGAATTCGACCTGGCAAAGAATGGCTACACCGGCATCGGAAACAGGCTTTTCGTAAAGGACAGAAAACCGCTCTCCAACACGGAGGCAGGCATTGAGGCCAGAGACGTGACACTGGACTTTGGCCGCCACGGCAGGAAAACCCAGAGCTGGAACCAGATGGTTGCTTTCTTTAATGCCTCTATCCAGGGCACGGACAAGATGATCAGGGAATTCAAAGAACACCCTGCACAGATGACGGCGAAAACCTTCATCGGAATCACTCTTCCCTCCGTGCTTCTGTGGTATCTCAACAAGGATGACCCACGCTATCAGGAGCTCCCGCAGTGGCAGAAAGATATTTTCTGGGTGATTCCAGGGAAGGACACGCTGTACAAGATTCCGAAACCTTTCGAGCTGGGAATTCTTTTCGGCACCGTGCCGGAGAGAGTGATGCAGTACATGTACGACAAGGAAAAGGGCAGGAACGGCCCGGGATTCAAAGGCCTGGGCGAATCTATCACCAGCAACCTCCTTCCGAGCGCCATTCCAACCGGATTTCTTCCGGCTGTTGAGTGGATTACAAACTATTCCCTCTTCATGGGCCGCAACATCGTTCCCCTTTCCCAGTCGAAACTTCCGGACCACATGCAGTACGGTCCATATACTTCCTACCTGGCCCGCAAGGTGGGGAATGCCTTCAACCTGTCGCCAAGGAAGATAGACAACGCCATCCAGGACGTGGGCGGCAATCTGGCGGCCCTGGGGAACAGTATCATCGACCAGGCGGCAGGGCTGGCAGAGACAAGGCCTACCAAGAGGGCCAGCGAGATGCCCGGCGTGAGAGGATTCACCGCCACGCCCTACGCCTCTTCGGACAGCGTGCAGCGGCTCCGTGATGATTTCAGCCAGCAGGAAAAGCTGTACAACGAATTCAAGATGACCAAGCAGAAGCCGGAAGGCTACGACGGCGTGAAGTACATGAAGTACAAGGCCGCCATGGATGCCATGAACAACACTTACCGGGCTGAAAAGAAAATCATGGATTCCAAGCAGCTTGACAGCCGCCAGAAGCGGGAGCGGCTAGACCGCATCAATATGCAGCAGACGAATATTGCCAGAAGGGCCCTGGGCCTTTCCAAGGTTTCCAACGAATAAGGAGGGAAAATCATGAAAGGTGTAGACGTTTCTTATGCTAACGGCCATGTGAATTGGTCAGACGTGGCAGCGGCAGGCTTTGAGTTCGCCATGGTGCGGCTGGGCTATGGCCATGGTCACATGGACGAAAATTTCTACGAGAACATCAACGGAGCCATTGCGGCAGGGCTGAAGGTGGGAGTATATTTCTACTCCTACGCCGTGACGCAGGAGGATGCGGACTATGAGGCCGATTTCTTCGTGCAGTCTCTTCTGGACTGCGGCCTTACGGCTGAGAAGCTCCCCATGGGGGTATGGATTGACGAAGAGGATGCCGACGGCTGGCGCCGCAACCATGGGCTTGATGTGTACGGTGACAGCCAGCTTGTCACCAACATGGCCACGGCCACCATCAACAAGCTGTGGGATGCGGGATTCACTCCGGCAGGGGTGTACATGAATTGTGACTGGAAGGAAAACGTTATCGACATGGAGCAGACCGGAGGCGCCGGCCTCTGGCTGGCCCAGCCGGGGGCTTCCTCTCCGGATTATGACTGCATGCTCTGGCAGTACACTTTCACGGAAAACATCAATGGCCACGAGTTTGACGCCAACATGGTGATGGGAGGTTTTGACAATGTTTAAATTAATAGGCGACAGCATCAACATCACGAGAGGCGATACCGGCATGCTCCAGCTGGAGCCCGCCCTTGACGGGGAGCCCATGGAGAAAGGCACCTATACGGCGGTGCTCTCCGTGAAGGCCGACATGGATGATGAGGCCTACCTCCTGCAGAAACAGGCTGATGATGACGGCCGCTTCTTCTTCAGCCATGATGACACGAAGGACATCCCCGAAGGGACCTACGTTTATGACATTGAAATTTGGAGCGGCGAGCAGGTGTGCACCATCGGGCCGGCCAAGTTCAACGTGAAGGGGGACGTGACACGGGATGACTGAGAAAACATTCACTGCGGCCACCATGAAGGTAAAACTGACATCGAAGCAGACACTTTCCGCCAAGCTGACGGCAGATGCACTGATGACCGGGAAAGTTTCCCTCATGTTCAAGGGCGATAAAGGGGACAAGGGAGACAAGGGGGAGACCGGCGAAACCATCGCCTCCGCTTACTGCAACCCCGACGGCACCATGGTGCTCACCATGGATTCCGGGCGGCGTGTGGCCACGAACCTCCAGCCGCTGACGGACAGCATGGGTTATGCGGAAAGCGCTAAAGAGAGCGCTGCCGCGGCAGCAGCTTCCCAGCAGGCAGCATCCGGGAGTGAAAGTGCGGCGGCTTCCAGCGTATCGGCCTCCGCCGCCTCCGCTTCGAAAGCGAAAACGAGCGAGACGAACGCCAAGACCTCCGAGACCAATGCGGCAGGAAGCGAAAGCGCCGCCGCTTCATCGGCCAGCGCGGCGGCGTCCTCCGCATCCGCGGCGGCCTCTTCCCAGAGTGCGGCGAAAGCCAGTGAGGCCAACGCCAAAACCAGCGAAACCAATGCGGCGGCTTCGGCTAGTGCTGCGGCGGCTTCCGCACGGACACAACAGGCGGACTGGACGGAGACGGACAGCACATTCCAGAGCTTTATCAAAAATAAGCCGACCAATCTGCTGACCACCAACACCACGCAGACCATTACAGCGGATAAGACATTCACTGGAGCGGTAACCATGTCCACGGTTAAGGCAACCACGGTCAATGCAGATACGGTCAATGCCACATCTCTCACTGTCACAGGCTCCACGTCTGTCCCCACGGCCAACGCTGATAACAACTCCAATACCGTGGCGAACACGGCCTTTGTAAAAACGGCCATTGCCAATATCGTGAACGGCGCGCCTTCACAGCTTGACACATTGCAGGAGCTCTCTTCGGCACTTGGAAATGATGCCAACTTTTCTGCGACGGTGGCAAAAGAAATCGGCGAGAAGCTGGACAAGGCAGGCGGCACCATCACGGGGCCCATTCTCTACGACAAGACGCCGAACGATGGTTCTGAGCTTCCGAACAAATCCTATGTTGATGCCGCCATCAATACCCTCCACGACACGATTAAGACCGAGATGCAGACCGCTATGCTGGACCTGTTTCCGGTGGGCACTATCTTAGAGACAACCAACAGTGCCAACCCATCGACCTACATCGGCGGGGCATGGGAACAGTTAGGTGCTGGCCTTACCACCATTACGGCGGGGACTTACAAGGAAACCCACAACGGAACAGAGGATACATACGTCTTCACTGCCGGAAGCAGTAACTTTACTCGCAACGGCGTGAGCATGACGGGCGAGGCGGAGCATGTAATCACCGAAGGAGAAAGTGCATCGGTCAATTATCAGATTTTGACATCCACCAACGGGTTTCTTAACATTGGTAGAACCCCAAACAGTGTATTGATTTCTAGCTCTACCAGGGCGGATGCGAATCCGGGTTTATTTTGCGATAGAGATGCATCTTATACTGGATCTGATGGAGTAATGGCTTATTATGACACTACTTTGATTCGCACAAAAGCTGGAAACAAGCCCCATAACACTCTCCAACCTTTATACGGTGTCTATCGGTTTAGAAGGACTATGTAAGACGCCTGAAGCGGTATACGCCATAAAGCGGAGCGATGTTATTGTGCGGCTGATTACTACCAAAAGCCAATTTAAAGCCCCACGTATTCACCCCTGCGCCGTTACAACT